CAATTTATTACCATAGATATTCTAATTAATAGAAGCATGAAAGAACGCAAGAGACACATAACAGAAACGGAAAAATTGCAAAGATTAGTTGATAAAGAATACGAGAAGAAAGAAGAGGAAAGAGATATTCCTAAATTAGCTAATTTAGAAACGCAATTGAGTTTCGCCCGCAATAGTATTGCTAGTTATACCAACGAATATACCAAATTATTAAATGAGCAACAAAAAATAAGCAAAGATCTTAAAGCCACTAGAGAACAACGAATAAAAAGAATAGAAGATGGTAAAAGCTCTTGGGTTGGTTTGATACGAATGCTGGAAGATGAAGAAATTAGAGAGCAAGAAGGCAGGCAAATGGAGATTATCCGTATGGCCACAGAAAAAGCAAAACAAAATTTAGCAGACTATCACAATTACCAGGACAATACCGTTGATATACCATTTCTAACACCAGAAACAGTAAAATGAGAAATTATAACGATCCAAACTATAAAGAGTGGAGGCACCAAGTCTATAAAAGAGACAAATATAAATGTCAGTGGCCCAATTGCTCCTATACTGGCAAAAAATTAAATGCCCACCACATCAAAAAGTGGAGCGAATACCCTGGGTTGAGATTTCATCCCTCCAATGGAATCACACTCTGCTACAATCATCATAAATTAATAAAAGATATGGAAAGTGATTATGAGTTATTTTTTTTAAAACTGGTAGCATCAAAAAATGAATTATCCTGAATTTACAGTTATAGTTGATACCAGAGAACAAAATCCCTGGGAATTAAAACATTACGCAAAAGCTAATAAAAAACTAGATACTGGTGACTATAGCATAGAAGGATACGAAGATATTTTATGTATAGAGCGTAAGTATAGCATTTCCGAATTTGCTAATAACATGAGCGAAAAAAGATTTGTTAATGTTCTTGAACGAATGAGCAAATATAAATATGCTTATATTATAATGGAATTTGATTTTGAAGATATATTAAATTTTCCCATAGGCACAGATATTCCCAAGAAAGTATGGGATAAATTGCGCATTTCTCCAGCTTATATTATTAAATACATTACAGATATTCAAATGAAATATAATGTACACATATTATTTTGTGGTTCGTCTACTGGCGCAGAAAAAATGGCACTATCAATCATGAGAAGAGTAATAGAATATAATGCAAAAAAACCAGACAGTATTTGACGACGCGTGGTTAGGCTTAGGGGATCTTAATTCCATCTCTACCCCTTCTAATCCCATGATACATAGATTAAAAGAAGACATAGAAAATCCGGACTTGCATCTTTTACGAATATTGAGAAATCCGTTATATTTTGGAGCAACATGTAAATTACTATTTAATATAGAGCTACATCCCATACAAGTGGCCATTCTTCAGGAATTTTGGATAAGACCATTTCCCATGTTTATAGCTAGTCGTGGATTTGGTAAAAGTTTTTTAATGGCTTTATACTGCGTTTTGAGAGCTATCTTAATCCCTGGCACAAAGGTTGTGGTTGTTGGTGCTGCTTTTAGACAAAGTAAAGTTATATTCGAATACATGGAAACAATATGGAGAAATAGTCCCATACTGCGTAGCATATATAGTGGCAATGATGATGGACCAAGAAGAGATGTTGACAGATGTACATTAAGACTAGGAGACAGTTGGGTAATGGCTATTCCTATGGGCGATGGGAGTAAAATTAGAGGTCTTAGAGCTCATATAATTATAGCAGACGAATTTGCATCTATTAGTCCCGATATTTATGAGACCGTTGTATCAGGCTTTGCTGCGGTTAGTGCCACCCCTATACAAAATGTAAAAGATCAAGCCAAAAAACAAGCTATGATACAAGCCGGTATATGGAATGAAGAGCTGGAAAACTTAGAATTAAAAAAAGGTAACCAGGCAATTATCTCTGGCACAGCAGATTATGCTTTTAAGCATTTTGCTAGTTATTGGAATAGATATAAAGGTATTATAAATAGCAAAGGTGATAAAAAAGCTTTAGAAGAAATTTTTAAAGGAGAAGTTCCAGAGAATTTTAACTGGAAAGATTATAGCATAATTCGTATACCATATGAATTGATACCCAAAGGCTTTATGGATGATAGACAAGTAGCTAGAGCCAAAGCAACTATACATAGCGGCATATATAATATGGAATACGCCGCTTGTTTTACATCTGATAGTAATGGATTTTTTAAACGTAGCTTGATAGAAAGCTGTGTTGTTAGCGATACCAATCCTATTATTATTCCAGAATTTGGTCCTGTTATTTTTGACGCCGTTACTTCTGGTGCTACAGGCAAACAATATGTTTATGGCATAGACCCTGCTAGCGAACAAGATAATTTTAGTATTATTATACTCGAATTAAATAAAAACCATACCAGAATAGTATATTGCTGGACTACTAATCGTACCAATTTTAAAGAAAGACAAAAGGCTGGATTGGTAGACGAATTTGATTTCTACAGATTTTGCGCCAGAAAAATTAGAAACCTTATGAAAGTTTTTCCATGTGCCAGAATAGGAATGGATGCTCAAGGCGGTGGCATAGCTATAGAAGAAGCTCTACATGACCCTTCCAAGTTAGAACCAGGAGAACAACCAATATGGCCTGTCATAGATTATGATAAACCAAAAGATACCGATAATCAACAAGGATTACATATACTGGAATTAGTCCAATTTGCAAAAGCGGATTGGACAGCTCAGGCTAATCATGGATTACGAAAAGACTTAGAAGATAAAGTTTTGCTATTTCCAAGATTTGATGGATTATCTTTAGGGTTAGCTATAGATAAAGAAGGCATGAATATTATGGAGGCTGATCTTGATAGTAATATTTATGATAGTTTAAGTGAATGTATATTAGAAATAGAAGAATTAAAAAATGAATTGACCACAATAGTAATGACACAAACTAGCACTGGTCCCAACGCTAGAGATAGATGGGATACCCCAGAACTTAAACTTCCAAATGGTAAAAAAGGAAGACTTCGCAAAGACAGATATAGCTCTCTTGTTATAGCTAATATGCTCGCTAGACAAATGGGTAGAATTTTAATTGGACCAAGCTATGATATAGTTGGAGGAAATTTACAAACAATGACAAAACAAGACGGAGATATGTATAAGGGTCCGGAGTGGTTTGTATCAGGAGCTAACGAGTCTAATTTTTTTGGAGTTTATAGATAAAAATAGGTGTAAATTAAATTAATACTATTACAATACTATTATGATACAATTATGACAAAAAATTATCCAAAAAGCGATGCTATACAAAATGCGGCCATCGAGAACGAACACGCATATGTTGCTTGGGGAGAAGATTTAGATAGCAAAGAAAAGGCTTTAAATGAAGCGTCCAAAGCTTTATCAGAATTTGATATTGTGCATCATTCGTCAGGAAGCGCAAGATACAGAACAGATTACTCCAATTTAGATAGCAATACTAGCGGCCGCCCAGGACTAACTAGGGCTGACTACGACAAATTCAGACCAGATGAAGCTGTTCCAGAAAAGCTACGAGGCATAATTAAAGCGGCCGATTCTATATACCATAGAGTTGGTTTAGTCAAAAACGTTATTGATCTCATGGGAGATTTTGCTTGTCAGGGCATAAAATTGTCACATCCAAATAAAAGGATACAAAGATTTTATAGGAATTGGTTTGAAAAAGTTAATGGTTATGAGCGTAGTGAAAGATTTCTGAACAATCTTTATCGTACTGGTAATGTGGTTATAAACAGACAAACTGCTAAGATAAGTTTAAAGGTTACAGATAAATTATATAGAAGCGTTGCTGCTGCTGACTTAATAGTTACTGATGATGAAGTAAAAGTTGAAAAAAGAGAAATCCCCTGGAAATATACTTTCATAGATCCTGCGTATGTGGATGTGATTGGCGGACCACTAGCCTCTTTTTCTGGCTCAAAAATTTATGCTATTACTCTTCCATCAAATTTAAGAAGAATTATCAATAGCCCAAAAAATGAATATGAACAAAAAATTGTTTCTGGATTACCTAGCACAGTAATAGAAGCGGCAAAAATCAAAAAGCCATATGTCTTAGATATCGAAAAAACATCTGTTTTCCATTATAAAAAAGATGATTGGTCCACATGGGCTTATCCAATGATATATAGTATTATGGATGATATATTTATTATTGAGAAGCTTAAATTAGCAGACTTGGCTGCTTTGGATGGAGCTATTAGCAATATTCGTATATTTAAACTAGGTAGTCTTGAACATAAGGTAGCTCCAACTAAAGCTGCCACAGCAAAGCTTGCCCAAATATTACAAAACAATGTTGGCGGCGGCACGATGGATCTTGTTTGGGGTCCAGATATTGAATTGATAGAAAGTAAGACTAATGTGCATCAATTTCTTGGCGAGGGTAAATATACTCCTCACTTAAATAGTGTTTATGCTGGTCTAGGTATTCCTCCAACATTAACTGGAACATTTGGTGCTGCTGGTACAACTAATAACTTTATTAGTCTCAAAACATTAACTCAAAGACTACAATATGGTCGTAAAATTCTTGCTTCATTTTGGAAACAAGAGATAGCAGCAGTACAAAAGGCTATGGGATTCAGATTTCCCGCTAAAATAGAATTCGATAGAATGGATCTTAGTAATGAAGATGCAGAAAAGGCTTTATTAATTCAACTTGCTGATCGTAATATTATTAGCGATGAACTTGTTCAAACCGCATTCGGATTTGATTCTGAGATGGAAAAAGTACGAGTTAAAAGAGAACAAAGAGAAAGAGACAGCGACAGTTATGTGCAAAAATCCGGACCGTTCTATAATCCAGAAATTAATAACGAACTTCGTAAAATTTCATTACAGACTGGTATTGTAGCACCTAGCGAAGTTGGATTAGAACTAGAAAAGAAAAAGGGTGGACAAAAGAGCGCTATGGATGCTAAGAATGATGCCTTGGTTCAAAAACAAGCGTTGACACCCTCAAAACCAACAGGCGTTCCTGGACAGGGAAGACCAAAAAATAGCAAAGATTCTGGTCAGAGACAAACAAAAAGATTTACTCCACAAACCGGAGCATCATTACAAATTTGGGCAAACGAAGCTCAAGATAAAATTAATGAAATTATGAATCCATATTTCTTAGAGTTTTATAACAAAAAAAATATGAGGAGTTTAGCTAATGACGAATACTCTGAAGCAGATACCACAAAAACCAAATTACTATTTTCTTTAGAGCCATACGAAACAGTATCAGAGGAGTCATTATTAAATAAATTACAAACATTAGATATTAATAGTAATCAATTTTATAATACATATAAACAAACTCTCAAAGCTATAAGTTCAGATTTAGATAGAGTGTTGTCCAACGATGAATTAAAAATAATCAAATCATTAGTATTTGTGGAAAATAGTGTATAATTGCACAGGAGAATACTATGATAATTTATCCAAATGAAATAAATGATGGTTTAGAAGATAAAATTAAGGCTTCGGCTAGCGTTTCATATGCTGCTTTAGCAGAACCTGTTAATGATACCGAGACCACATCCAAAATAAAGGCCAATAAAGCAATAGCTGGTATAGACGATAGCGATCTATACTATGTTCAGTCCATTCTTGTTACTTCTAGCTGGAATAAAAACGACGATATATTCGATAAATTAGAGGTTTGGCAGGCTAGAAATACTCCAGAAGATAAGCCCACGAATCTTGATCATAATGAAGAAGTTATTATTGGCCATATAACATCTAATTGGCCAATTACTGAGGATGGTATACTAATAGACCAATCAACCCCGTCAGACAACCTTCCTGATAAATTCCATATCCTTACAGGATCAGTTATTTATAAGGGCTTTAGCAATCCTGAGCTTAAAGATCGCTCAGATAAACTTATTGCAGAAATAGAAAATGGCACAAAATATGTTAGTATGGAGTGTTATTTTAAGGGATTTGATTATGGCGTTCAAGATAAAACTAGTGGAGAATACAAAGTTATTGCCAGGAACGAGGAAACCTCACATTTAACCAAATATCTTAGAGCTTATGGCGGATTAGGAGAAAATGATAACTATAAGATTGGTAGAGTTTTAAGGCAAATCACATTTTCTGGTAAGGGTTATGTTGACAAACCAGCTAACCCAGATAGTATAATATTCAATCTTAATAAAGAAAAAAATAATGGTTTTGTAAAAGCCGGTGTATTTTCAGATTGTCCCAATAATATGGAGAATAATGATATGAATCTAGAACAACAAATCGCTGAACTAAAAGCCAAAGTAGAAGCTGCTACCGATTGCGCTTCTGCTACCAAAGAAGCCTATTCATTAGCTAACGAACTAAAGGATAGAATTGCTTCATTAGAAAAAACAATTCAAGAAAAAGAAGCATCTCTTGCTTCTGTTCAATCTTCATTAGATGAACTAGTTGCTTCAACCGAAGCTGCTAAAAAGAACAATGAAGAAGAAAATATGAAGAAAGAAGAAATGTTCAAGAAAACAAAGTCTGAATTAGACGAAGCTCTAGAAGCCATTGCTGCTTATAAGAATAAAGAAGCTGAAATGATGAAGAAAGAAAAGAAGATGAAGAGAATGGCTTCTTTAGTTGAGAGAGGTATCGATCAAGATACTGCTGTAGCAACCGTTGATAAGTTCGAAAATCTAGAAGATGAAGCTTTTGATAGTTTAGCCGAACTTCTAAGCGTTGCTGCTAAAAAAGTAACACCAAAAGAAGAAAAGCCTGTTGCTAGCGAAGATGTTTTAGAAACAGCAGAAACCACAGAAGCTGCTGATCTAAGTGTTGGTGGTGAAGAAGACGCTATTGAAACCACTCGCGCTGCATTGGTTGATTTTGTTTATAACAGACTTAATAAGAAAAATTCTAAAAAGGGAGAATGAAACATGGCTCTAAAACCTGATCGTATCGAATCTTACACAGATATCTCATTTTTCATGAACTCAACTGGCGAGCGCGGTGGCGTGGTTGTTCACAACACAACTGGTGTTGGCGCTTCAATGGACGATGCTGGTGCTACTGTTACTTATCCAACAGGTAGTCCTAGCGGCACTGTTCCAGCTGGTGTTCTACTAAATGATGTTAGAAATTATGACCTAACCAGAACTCACATTAACTGGCACAAAGATGAAGTGCAAGTTGGTGGCAAGGTCACTCTACTCCGTAGAGGTCAAGTAACTACTAACGTTGTGGCTCCTGGTGTTACACCAGTGGCTGGCGGTAGTGCTTACTACGATGGTCTTGGCAGATTTACCACAAACGCTACCAATTCTGTAAAGGTTGGCAGATTTTTAAGTGGTCTTGATAATGATGGTTATGTCAAAGTAGACGTTAATGTAACTTGATATTAGGGAGACAAATTCACATGGCTACACAACACTTTAATCCAACACCAGAACTAACTGATCTTCTTGTTAAGTCTGGTTCACCCCGCAAAGAAGAGGCTTTAGCTGCCAATGCTGAATTTGCAAAAGCTCTAGAGCAACCACTTCGTCAAGGGATTCTAAATGGCGATATTCTAGACGGTATTTTCGAGCCAATCGTTTTGGCTCAAAGTGCTACTCCAGAATTCCCACTAGACTTCCTTAGCCCTGGCACAGAAAAGGACTTTGTGGCTTACACAATTCCTAACCACGGCTACATTCCAGAACGTCATGTTGAGGGTGACTATGTTATGGTCCCAACCTTCGATATTGGCGCTAGCATCGACTATCTCCTAAAGTATGCTCGTGATGCTCGTTGGGATATTGTTGGTCGTGCTATGGAAGTACTAGAAGCTTCATTTGTCAAGAAGATGAATGATGATGGTTGGCACACACTACTTGCTGCTGGTGTTGATCGTAACATCGTGGTATTTGATAGTGATGCTGATGCTGGTCAGTTTACAAAGAGACTAGTTTCTCTTATGAAAACTGTTATGCGTAGAAACGGTGGCGGTAACTCAACCTCAACCAATCGCGGTCAATTAACAGACCTTTATGTTTCTCCCGAGGCTGTTGAAGATATTCGCAATTGGGGTCTTGATCAAGTTGATGAAGTTACCCGTAGAGAAATCTATGTTGCTGCTGATGGTAGCGGCGTTCTTAACAGAGTATTTGGTGTTAACCTTCATGATCTAGATGAACTAGGCGAAGGTCAAGAGTACCAACTATTCTATGAAAACGTTCTACTAGGTACTCTACCTCCTGGCGACGTTGAAATGGTTGTTGGTCTTGATCTCAGAAAGAGAGATAGCTTCATAATGCCAATTCGTGAGCAAGTTCAAATCTTCGAAGACGATACTCTACATCGTCAAAAGAGAGCCGGCTTCTACGGTTGGGCCGAGCAAGGCTTTGCTGTTCTAGACAACAGAAGAGTAATCATCGGTTCTCTCTGAAAATTTCATACTATAATATGAACCCAAGAAGAAGGCTAGCTTAATCGCTAGCCTTTCTTTTTTGGTGTATCTCTCAATAAAGGGTTTATAATATGGCAGCAACCAAATATGATTTTGATATAGAAAAAGGATCATCATTTAAAATTAGCTTAATTTACAAAGACTCTGAGGGAAATCCGGTCAATTTAACTAATTGGTGCGCTAGATTGGTATGGAAAACAAACTTAAATATTACTCAATCTTTTTCCACAGATAATTTAGACACAAGTTTATATAAATTTTTCATAGATGGCGCAATAGGCAAACTTACCCTACTTATTCCGTCTCATACTACTAATGGATTTAATTTTAAAAGCGCTAAATATGATCTAGAATTACAAAGTCCAGACGAATTATATCTTGGCGGAGGTAAATATACAAAGCGTATATTATACGGTGTAATTAATGTTGTTGGAAGATATAGTGGATCATCAGACGAATTGGAATGCCAAGATGAGTAATTTTTATATTGATATTATTGATAGACCAATATATTATATTGAAATTGAAACTTCTTTTGGTACAAACGGATCAAATATAGAGATAGAGCGCTTTGGAGACGTTAATTTAGAATTAATTAATACCGAAAGAGTTTTGGCTAGTGATTTACCAGATGATATACC